GACCGGGGCCTACCTGACCTGGGCCGACCTGACCGGGGCCGACCTGACCAGGGCCAACCTGACCGGGGCCAACCTGACCAGGGCCGACCTGACCGGGGCCGACCTGACCGGGGCCGACCTGACCAGGGCCAACCTGACCGGGGCCAACCTGACCAGGGCCGACCTGACCGGGGCCGACCTGACCGGGGCCTACCTGACCTGGGCCGACCTGACCGGGGCCGACCTGACCAGGGCCGACCTGTCCGGGGCCAACCTGACCAGGGCAAAAAACATTCCGTATATTCCGATGGCATGCCCAGATTCCGGTGCTTTCACTGCCTGGAAAAAGGCTGGTGGTAAAATCGTGAAGCTGCTGATCCCGGAGGATGCAAGGCGCAGTTCCGCCACAGGCAGAAAGTGCCGCTGCGATAAGGCGGTTGTGATAGCAATCGAAAACCTTGACGGCACAGCCCCCGGGATTGCCAGCGTAGCGAGTAACAGAGACCGGAATTTCATTTACACGGTGGGGAAAACGGTTTCCGTTCCGGATTTCTGCGAAGACAGATTCCAAGAATGCGCTGCCGGAATCCATTTTTTCATCAATCGGCAGGAGGCAGTGGAATATAGCTGCTAAATCAAGCCCGGGGCAACCCGGGCGGAAAGGAGTTTACAATGCGAGAAATTTTATTCCGTGGGAAACGACTGGACAACGGCGAGTGGGTGCATGGATATTATGTCTACGCCCCGAACCACTTCAACCAGCAAGAGCATTTGATTCAGCCTGTTGCTGATGATGGACGGCTTGCGACTTTGCGCAAGGTAGATCCGGAGACCGTTGGACAGTTTACCGGGAAATTCGATAAGGATGGCAAGCGGATTTTTGAGGGAGATATTTGCAGAGTTCACGGCTTAAACTACAAAGTCGAGTTTAGGCACTCGAATTGGGACTTCACGATTCTCTCAAAAAAGGTGTATTGCTACCCATATTTTGATTCTCATTGTCCTGAATACTGCGAGATCATCGGAAATATCTACGATAACCCGGAACTTTTGGAGGAGTGAATATGAAACTACATGTAATTCGTGTAAAAAAACCGTGTAGCCGCTCACATTCCAGCGGTGTCATACGGCGAACCGAATTGAAGCCCTGCCCGTTCTGCGGGGGAAAAGCAACGTTTGCCGGAGGAAATGAGATAATCCCCGTAGTGGACGATGAGGGCATTACTGTTGACGCAGAGTGGAAGTATTGGCCTGTGCGAGTCGTGTGCAAATCGTGTTCGGCATCTACAAGCGAATTTTACGCCGAAAACGACGACCAGAACTACGAGGATGCGGGAAAAGCATGGAACCGGAGGGCTGAGCATGAGTGATTACATAAGCCGGGAGGCGGCAATCGCTTATATCCGTGAGCAATCGGAAGAATTGCAAAAAGCGTTTGAAGAGCTTGGCGGGGAAAGCGGAATCTATGCCGATGCCTATAACGATTTGGCGGAGGATTTCCACAGAATTCCCGCCGCCGATGTGGAGCCGGTGCGGCATGGGCGGTGGATTTCGTGGGAAGATGCAGATAACTGCATCCCCTCTCCGAACAGACATGAATGTTCCGTTTGCCACGATGCAGCTCAGGTGCTTGTAAATAATATTGAGTTGCTTTCCAATTTCTGCCCCAACTGCGGCGCAAAAATGGATTTGGAGGACGAAAATGGATAACAAGCCAAAATACAAAAAAAGAAAATGGCGCATTGGTTCGACTTTTGGTTGGTGGAACATTCCGTTTTGCCCGCACTGTAAACGGCAACTGGGGCTTATTGCCAAAGAACAAAAACCGGATGAATGCCCGATGTGTCATAAACCGTTAGATTGGAGTGATGAACAATGACGATTGACCGAGCAATTGAAATTCTCAACCCGGAACGCCGGGAACATTATGACAGCCTGGACGAGTTAAACGAGGCTTGCCGGATGGGCATGGAGGCGCTGAAACAGACAAGGTGGATTCCGTGCAGCGAGAGGTTGCCGAAACTGATCAAAAATGATCTTGGGGTCGAGTACAGCGAGACAGTTTTTGTACTAACAAGCGGCAGAAAAATAATGGTGGCTTTCCTGCGGAGAGTCCCGGGAGACAAAGCGATATGGATTGCGCCATGGAACTTCTGGGAGGCCTGGGATGAGAAAATTACGCACTGGGTGGAGTTCCTACCCCTTCCGGGACCGACGGAGAAAGGAGAAGACGAAAATGTGACTGATTGATGCGGACGAGCTTCGTAGCAGAATCATAGCGTTTAGCACAGGATGCAACACCACATACCTGACAGCAGAGAACATTGTGATGATGATAAATAAGGCTGATACAGTGGATGCCGTGCCGGTGGTGCGGTGCAAGGGCTGCAAGCACGCCGAACGGTATGAGCGGACAGATGGAACCGCAGGCTATTACTGCGGACACCCGCAAAACACCTTCGTCTTTGGTGTTCGCTGGGATCGTGTATTCAAACCGGTAAAAAAGCCGGACGATTTTTGCAGCTACGGCCAGCGCCGAGACCAATCTGCGGACGTGCGCAATATGGATGGAGGTGGAGCCGATGCCCCCTGACCGCCACCGTGACCTTGCTGACGGGCTTTTAATCCTGCTGGCCGTAATCATGCTCCTGGTGGTCTTCTGCGCCGCCTGGAGCCACTACGACCGCCTGGGATGGGTGCGGTTTGTAAGCGCCCTACCCTTCCCGGGCTGGGTAAAATCATTCCTATGGGGGTGGACGTAGTGTACAACTACAGCCTGCAATATTTCAAGTGCTGTGAGAACTGCAAAAACCGCCACCCTTGTTGCTCAGACAAGTGCCTGGATTATTTTATGGCAAAATCCATAAAGGGAGCCGCTGAGCAACTGGAACGGGAACGGTTCATAGAACACAGAAGATGGGTAAACGGAAGAAAACAGAGGTGACAACAAGTGAGTATAAAGCAAATTGAAGAAATCGTTGATAAATTCGATGGGAAGCTGACGGACGAGGAAGCGTTCTATCTGTGGGACCGTTGGAGAAGAGCCGTAAGGTACGATGCAGCTGCGGAATGGAGAGAATCCTTTTGGCCATTCCTAGAACACGCCGTTGCAAACGGCTTCCAATTAGGAATGTCTGTTCTAAGATTCGACAGAGCACTCCCCTTCTCACCAAGCAATTGTTTCTTCGGCAAAGGAAGGGCTGACAATAAGTCGAGGGCTGCGAAAGAGAAAGACGACCGTGCGGAGTTTCAACGCATGGCCGAACGATGGGACAAGACGGTCTACGAGCCGAACCGGGAGATTGTGAAAAGTTACAAACTCAGGCATGGGGTCATAGATGCGCCAAAGACGGCCACAGGAACCAAGACCGCTGGGAGCGGCGGGTGCAAATGGTGCTACGAAGAGGTCTGCACAAACGCATCGTGCCCCGTATGCGCCGACTTCTGCCCAGTAGTGGATTACCCCGGCGTTTGCAGATTCGAGGAAAGCGAAAGCGACCAGGAGCCAACATAGACGATTTCGTGGCGGCTATGAAGCGGATTGGTATCAAGAACAGCTGGACAAGGATCTCATGGAAGCGTATAATGGTAACGGCGAGACGTTCTACCCGTTCCGGGAGCGGTACGATTGCCTGAAAGAGTATGATTATAAGGTCGGGAAATGGAGGGGGTGAAAAACGATGAACCTATTGAAAGAAACACTGGATGCGTTGAAAGAAAACGGCAAAACTCCTGCGGATGTTCGGTGGGTATGCAGAACATCTATCAGCGCAAGATGCACCTGGGACGAATTTGCAAAACAGGCCGACTTTGAATACGGCACTGCTATGTACGGGTTATACGGTTGGGAGTATGTGCCCGAAGATCTTGTTATAATTGGAGACAATTGGTGGCTGGAAAGAGACGGATACGATGATACCGACTGGTGGGGGTTTAGGGCATTCCCAGAGGAACTGGTGCAAAATGGACAGGCGTTTAGCAGCGACCTTGGCTTTGGGAGATGACGGTAATGCAGATAAAACCACATTCGAGGGCCTAGCGGAAATCGAATAAGGGACTGCTACTTGTTTATAAGATATATTTATATATAAATAATATATAATCTTATTTCTTGTAGTGTGTGTTATGGTGAATAATATAATATAATAAATTTACTAAAATAGTAAAGGAGGATTACGACTTTGGCAGAAGGTGAAAAGCTCAAAAAGAAACCCTACCAGGTGCCTGACCTGGAACCCGGCGACAACACAAAGTACATCAACCATTCCATGACCATCATGAAGTGGAATAAGCCGGACATGGACAGCTTGGAGGCGGTGCAGAAACGGTGCTACGACTATTTTAACCTCTGCGCTCAGAACGACATGAAACCGACTTTTGCCGGGTTCGCATTGGCGTTCGGTGTGGACAGGATGACTATGTGGCGGTGGTGCAATAATCAGCCGAGAAGCAGGGATTTAAGTGACTCTGTGCGTGACACTATCAAAAAAGCGAGGGATTTAATCAACGCTCAGATGGAAGATTTCATGCAAAATGGAAAAATCAACCCCGTTGCCGGAATTTTTTTGATGAAAAACAACATGAACTACACAGACCAGCAGGAAGTGGTTCTGCGGCCTGAAAATCCCCTGGGCGAACCCAAAGACCCGGAGGAGCTGCGGCGGAAGTATCTGGAAGATGTGTATGGGGCTGATGCGGACAAGATCATTGACGCGGAGGTGAGTGAGAAATGACAAAAGAACTGGCCGAGGCCCTTGAATCGGTGCTTGAAATCATCATGCGTGAAAATCCAAACGCAGTCAGAGCAACCGTTGAGTTTGAAACGCCATGTGTATGCACCGTTGAAGTGGAATCGAAAGATGGAATCCTGCTTAATCGACTATAGCGACTATGAAAATGCCCCCGGATGTCTTGCGACTTTCGGGGGTTTGCTCTGCGACTTTGGCAGCGACTTTCAAGCGACTATTGTTTGCGACTATGACCAGCGAAAAATCCGAGAAAAAATTCCTCGAAAAAAATCTTTCAAATTTCCGGCGAAAAATCGGCGGATTTTCTGGGCTTTGAATGACCGCAACGGTTGAACCCTGCCCCCATGGGAGCTGCCCAGACGGTGCAGGGCGGGCGAACGCTCCGGGCGTGGTGCAGCTTGCCACGCCTGGAAAACGGCCTGTATAGGGCCTGTATCGCCCTTGCAGCGGCTGAATTATGCGCCGCCCATGCCGTGACGGCACTAGAAAGTCAACGCAAGCCGATAATATAGGCAGATGGCAAATGATACCACCGAAAAATAAACCGCTTAAAACGCCGTCAGAGCCGCCACGCGGAATAGGCAAAAGAAATCCCGCCACGATGGGCGGGGAGCTGATGAAGCATGAAGCAGCAGCACCAGGGCGCAAAAAACCGCCCCCGGATAACCAGGGGCGGGAATGCCGTCAATATGTGTATGTGTATGGCGTTGCCCATTGCCTATCATTGTACCCCTTGACGGCTATAGGCACCGCTCCAAATTTAGGCGCGTAACCATCACCGTAAAAGTTGTGACAAGGCTCCACGTCTGCGGCGTTGTAAACGGCTGGCACGTGCCAGCCCTGCCAATTATCCCAATACTCCGCGCTGCGGGTTGCAAGCAGCTTTGCAGCGTGCAACGTGGCGGCGAAACCGTAACAATAGGCTTGATATTGACCACCGATAACGGCGTATTTATTGACTTTTTCCATAATTTCACCTTTCCGGCCCCGTTTCCGGGGCCTATAAAAGAATTATTTACAGTTTTTGAGGATTTCGGCCAGAACGAAAAATGGAAATAGGATAATAGCTAGTATCACTGTATTTTTACCCCCTATTGTTTGCGCAATTCGTGGATTAAATCCTGCAATTCCTGCAATTTCTGGATTTGCGTTTTTGTTAGGTTTTTGTTGTGAAGCCTAAAATAATCGAAAATATAATCTATTTGCCGGATAATGTCACTATATTTCATTGTTTTCCCCCCTAGGCCCGTGTGTACTGCTGGGCAACCTCCGGCAAGTCCCGCTTTAGGGCCGCCGTGTCGATGCGGTTAGACGTTACGGCCTTATATGCGGCCTTGTGTTCGGCACCCGCCAGGGTATCAACCCCGGCGGCCTGCATATAGGTTTTTAGCTGGTCTTTCAGGGCCTCCACCATTGCGGAGGCCTCCTCCTGCATCCGGATATATTGGGCCAGTTCGGCCATTGTTGCGTTGATGTCCATTGGTTGCACCCCCATCAAATAAGCCAGCTTTTCACGCCCTCACGGGTGGACGCTCTGACGATATTCCCGCGGGTTAGGTTGTTATAAGCGGATACGGCAGCGGAAAAAGCCGCTTCTGCTTCTCTGGCCTTTTCGTGGGCCGCCCTGATCGCCTCCACCTGGGCGGGCACGTCGTCGACGTAGCCGCCACAGCAATACAGCCGGAAACAATCGGGGTTTAATGCCTGCACTTTGTTGCCAACAAGGGCCGGGACGTTTACGCCAGCTTTGCGGCTTGCGTAAAATTCCAGCTGCCGAAACGGGGCATTTCGGCCCAAATCATAGCAAGTTATACAAGCATCATCATACTTGTTTGTGATATACACCCTAACGCCCAGGGCCTCGAAAAGTTCCTTCCGGATTTTTTCAGCGGTCTTTTCGCCGTGCGGCTTCCCGGCGTATTTATTCCAGATGGTGCAAATAGTGCCGATGGACTCCGCAAAAAAGGCGTTGGCTGCGTTATCTTTAAGGATTTCAAGGGCTATTTTTAAGCCCTCGTTATGTTTGCAATCAGCAACGTATTTTTCTTCTGCGGCCTTATAGGCGGCCTCTGCTGCGGCTAGTTCGGCATCCGTGCCGGTCTTGTAAGCGATTTTTACCGCATTTCTAGCAAATTCTTTCTCGCTCTTTTCGGGGTCTACCATAGCGGCCCGGGTGTCGGCAATAGCGGCCAGAATATCAACATATTTTTCCATTTTCGAATCCCCCTTACATTATCCGCAAATAGAGCCGGTGACGAGGTCCACAGCGAATCCGTTGCTGTACCCGTCTTCCTGGACTGCTTTTTCCGTTACGTAGATAACCTTGTGCTCACTGTTCCACGTTCCCTTTGTCAGGGTGTGCGGCTTGCTCATTACGTCCAGTTCCCTGTAGCCGCCCCATTTCTTCACGATCTGTTTTATTTTCTGTTCCATGGTATTTCCTCCTTGCATTCTTCCGGGGGCCGTGCTACAATGTAGGGGCCTCCTTGTGTGGTGCGTCCCGGGCTTCCTACGGCTGCCGGGGCGCTTTTTTGTTTGGCTTTTGTTTACGGTGATACTATATCATGATTTACCGTAATTGTCAATATACAAATCAAGATTTATCGTAAATTTTTATTTCTGCGGTTTCGGCAGGTGCGGGGCGCATCCAGGGGGGCGATTATTCCCGGCACGCCTGGCCCGCACTGGGGGCGGGGGATATAGGCCCAGGCATCCCGGCGGGGTTAGCGCTACGAGTATCCGCAGGAATAAAAACGCCTCCCCTCACCTGCTTTTCAAAAATTCCCGAAAAATAAAAAAGAGTCAATTACGGTATTGACTTCAAACCGTAATTATGATATTGTATTACCGTAATAAAAGGAGGTGGCACAATGAAGAATGTAATTGCTTATGTCCGGGTAAGTACAGATGCCCAGGCCATGGATGATAAATTCGGCATTGAATCTCAAAAGGAAATCATCACGAACTACTGTGAGAAGAATGATATGTTCGTGGCAAGATGGTATATCGACAAGGGAGAGAGCGGCGTGAAGGAACACCGTCCCCAGCTGGACGCTATCATCTATGGGGACATCTCCAATCCGCCCGTAGAGGCTGTTGTGATTGCCAAGTCTGACAGAATTTCCAGGGATATGAAGCTGTACTACTACCTGTGGATGCTGCTGGAAAAGCGTGGAATCGACCTTATCAGTGCAACGGAAGAAATCGTAAACGATGACACCGGCCTCGGCAATGTCTACAAGGCGCTTATGCTGTTTGTGGCAGAGCAGGAGCGGAAGAACATCAACAAGCGCACAAGCGGAGGGAGAGCAGTCAAATCCGCAAGCGGTGGGTACAGTGGCGGGCGTACTCCGTTCGGATATAGAGCGGAAAATCATCAAATGGTGATTGAGCCGGAAGAGGCGGAGGTTGTCCGTGAAATCTTCCGGCTGAAAGATGGCGAGGGAATGACTTATCAGGCCGTAGCGGATGCTCTGAACCAAGAAGGGAAAGTCAATCGAAGCGGCAAGCCGTTCATAATCAGCACGATTCAAACCATTTACGAGAACAAGAAAGTGTACCAGGGCATGTATCGGTACGGGAAGCGGTCTAACAAGGATGCTGAATGGGTCAAGGGCCAGCACGAGCCGATTTTGAAGGAGGAATCTTTATGAATCTATCCGGTGTATGTGCGGTTATAGCAGGTGTTCTCATGGTTACCACACCGATTGTGTTTATTGTGTGGCTGGTGAAGCTGATTCGGAAGAAACCGGCGAAGAAAGCTGGGGCAGCGGTGCTGCTATGCACCGGGCTATTTGTGGTGTCCGTGCTAGTGGGGGCATTCAGCGACCCCGCCACATATTGCAACCACGAATACATACTGGTAGAAGCTGAACCGGCGGATTGTGAAAGTGGTGGTTTTGAAACATACCAATGTAGTTTATGCGGTAAAAATAAAACAGAGAAAATTGAAAAACTGGGGCACAATATGGCAGACGTTCGTCGCGTGGAGCCAACATATGATGAGGATGGAGAGTATGTTAGACGTTGCACTCGATGCGGATACGAGGAAATCGAAGTGCTGCAAAAGATTGAATTACCCACATCCACAACTGAACTAAATAAGAAATCCAAGCCTGAAATAGAGGAAAAACCATCCGAAAGCACTAGAGCCTTTTCTGATTCGGATGTAGATTTAGCTGTATCTTACGATGACATTTATAATGCCTATAAAGAGAATGAACTCGTAGCAAATGACCTTTACCGGTATAACCGGTATCGCATTACAGCGGAGATAAACGGAATGAGTACGGGTGGCTTATTGAATCTGACTGGTGGCGCAACGCTTACAATGGAGCGCCGTGTCGGGAACACCATTGTCTTCTTCTATGCCGAGTTCGAGAAGGAGCAGGAGGATGCGCTAAAGCAAGTCAAAGTTGGAGATACGATTACATTTGATGGCAAGTGCATCGGCAAAGGCGGATTTGCCGAATGCGAGCTAATTCCGGAGGCCTAACATGGAGCTATTTTTAATTCTGGTCTTCCCTATCGTCGTGCTGATTGAGCTGTTGAAACACAAGTAACCGAGGTGATTTTATGAAGCGGATATGTAAATACTGCGGTAAGGAGTACGACGGAGACCCTGGCTCCACCGCTTGCCCGGAGTGCGCGGAGCGGGTGAAGAAATCCGTTGTGAGAATTCGGACATGTACGGTGTGCGGGAGAGAGTTCCCGGGGTATCCGAGTTCCAGATATTGCCCGGAATGCGGTGCGGAGCGGAAACGCGAAGTTAACGCAAAGTGCAAGCGTATGGGGCCTCGGCGCCCGCTTGGCAGCATGGACAAATGTGCTGTGTGCGGCAAGGAATACGTTGTAAAATCCGGGTTGCAGAAGTATTGCCCTGAGTGTGCGCACGAAGCAATTCGAGCTGCTGACCGAAAGAAGTCAATCGAATGGAATCGAAAGAATACAACACCGGAACGCCGGAAAGCAGAAAGAAAAATAGCCGCCGCTGAGATTGAGTGCGTTGTATGCGGGAAGAAGTTCGTTCCCACATCGAGGACTACAACGTGCTCTGACGCTTGCAGAGGTCTGCTTGCAAAAAGAAATTATTCTGAGTGGGAAAACAAAAATCGTGATCGGAGGAATCAATATCAGCGCGAACGGATAAAGGCCAAAGAGGCAGCCATGTCTCCGGAGGAATACCGGACATACCGTGAGAAAATCAATAAAAGATGGCTAGAAAATGAAAAAAAGCGCAAGCTTCGCCAAAACGAAAATGGAGGAACAAACAATGACTAAAGAAGAAATCATAGCATCCGCCAATATCTTTGCGGAACTGCAAAGAGTATTGAAGAAGGACAAGACAGCGGACGTGCAGAACGCCGCCATCTTCCCTATCAAGATGATGATCCTCTACAACAAGGAGGCGTTCGCAAGACACGTCCTCACGGAGGAAACGCAGACCTACCTTGCATCGCAGTATGATGCATTCACTCTGGATGATTTTAACGAGTGGATGGACAAGCCGCTGAGCTTGCCGGAGCAAGGAATCTGGCAGCTGGCGTACAGCAAGGCAAAACATAAATAAAACGTCTCCCGCAAGGGCGGCAGGACCAGAAAGGCTACATTTGAAAGGAAGATTTGAATGGATGATTATTGCCCTCACCTTTTGGAATGTACAATGAGTGACGATACGCAGCAAGTATATATGTTGGGATTTGGTGTCGATATCGGAAGTTTATCCGACAAGGAAAAACGGATTCTTGATCAAAGCAATTCTTATCTGAAAGATAAAGAGATTGCACAGCTAACAAGCATCAAGACCGAAGCATATCGTGATTTTGAACGGTTAAGAGATTTGCCGAATATGCCTGACGAGGCAATCGCAATCCTTAAAGAGTGGACCACTCGACCGGGTGACGAGGATGAGTTGGAAGAATAAGAGGGCGCTGCAAGGGTGGCGCTGACAGCCGAAGGGCTATTCGTGCGGAAACGCACGGGTAGCCCTTCTTTTTTACCATTTTCGTGGCTTCACGAAAATGGTCTGACACAAGGAGGGTATTATGGACACAAGCGCAAAGAAGATTTCGGTGCTGGGCACGGAGTACACCGTCCGTTTCGTAGAAGCCGGGCAGGATGAATACATGGACAAGATGAACTACGGGGGCTATTGCTCCGCTGATAGTCACGAAATCTATATTCTTCTGCTCAAAACACATGAGGAATGGGAGAATGAGCCAGAAGAAAAGATAGCGCATAAGCAGCGAACTACGCTGCGGCACGAGATCGTACACGCTTTTTTGAACGAAAGCGGGCTGCAATGGAACAGTTTCACCCCTGATTCCGCATGGGCCAGAAATGAAGAAATGGTGGACTGGGTCGCAATTCAGTTCCCGAAGCTGCTGAAAGCCTTTGAACAGGCAGACGCTCTGTGAGGTGACGATATGGACTACGAAAAGGTATCTGCTTCCATTTTTGGGGCCATAGAGCGGCGCAGGACGGATGTTGAGGCGTACAGGGATTTATTCGGCCTGTGTCAGTCTTGGGCGGAGACGGACTTCCAGGCGGCACATAGGATGAATAAGCGGCTGCGGGATATGTGCAACACGGAAATGAATCGGAATGGCACTGATATTTTGACGATGTCGGCATTTCATGAGCAATGGCGGCTGAGTTTGCTGTTTGAGGCGCCACACGATTTTGACAGCTTCTTGCAATACATGGAGCTGAACCGGGAGGCGAAGAAGCGGTTTTACCAGCCCAGGCGGAAGGTACTGAAAGCCGTGGTGGACGATCTGCAAGCGCTGTGCGTGGACGACAAGCTGGACTTGCTGGCGGTGAGTTTGCCCCCTGGTTCCGGAAAGACGACCCTGGCGCTGTTCTTTCTGGCGTTTCTGGCGGGGCGGGAGCCGAACAGTCCCATCCTGACGGGCAGTCACTCCAACGCCTTTATCCGGGGGTGCTACGACGAAGTGCTGCGGCTGGTTGACCCCCAGGGAGAATACCTGTGGCACGATGTATTCCCGGGAATCGCCGTGTCCGGGACCAACGCCAAGGACTGCCGTATTGATTTTGACAAGAGGCAGCGGTTTGAGACACTGGAATTTACCTCCATCGGCACGGGCAACGCCGGTCTGTACCGTGCGGCCACCCTGCTCTACTGCGATGACCTGGTTTCCGGCATCGAAGTGGCCCTGTCCAAGGAACGGCTGGACAAGCTGTGGGAAACCTACACCACGGACCTAAGACAGCGTAAAATCGGAGACCACTGTAAGGAGCTGCACATTGCTACCCGGTGGAGCGTCCATGATGTGATTGGGCGGCTGGAACGGGAGTATGAGAAGAACGACCGGGCGAAGTTCATCCGGATTCCTGCCATGGACGAGAACGACGAGAGCAATTTTGACTACCAGTACGGTGTGGGCTTCTCCACCAAGTTCTACCGGGAGCAGCGGGATATTATGGATAGTGTTAGCTGGAAAGCACTGTATATGAACCAGCCTATAGAGCGGGAGGGCCTTGTCTACCATGCTGAAGAACTGCGGCGGTTCTTTGAACTGCCAGAGGAGGAACCGGATGCGATTATCGGCATCTGCGATACCAAGGACAAAGGAACGGACTACGCTTTCCTCCCTGTGGGCTATGTATATGGGCAGGATTATTACATTGGTGACTGCATCTGCGACAACGGGCTTCCTGACACGGTGGATATTCGCCTTGCGGATATTCTGGTACGGGACAAGGTGAAAATGTGCCGATTTGAAAGCAATTCCGCCGGACGGCGCATTGCGGAGAAGATTCAAGGCGAGGTCAAGCGGATGGGCGGCATTACCAACATTACCACCAAATTCACCACGGCCAACAAGGAGACCAAAATCATCGTCAATTCGGCGTGGGTGAAGGAACACTGCCTGTTCCTGGACGAATGCAAGTATAAACGGAACTCAGATTATGGGCGCATGATGGATATGCTCTGCTCCTACACGGTGGCGGGCAAAAATAAGCACGACGATGTTCCGGACGGCATGGCGATGTTTGCGGAGTTTGCTCAGAGCTTGAACGGAGCGGCGGTGGAAGTATTTTCCAGACCGTTCTAGCTAAAAAGTCGCGAATGGTTTAGTGAACATAAATTTACTTTACAACCATTCGCCACTTATGATACAATGATACGAGAGAACATATAAGGGGGTGCGGAAAACGGCGAGCAGGAAGTTATTTGGGCGGCGGGTGATTTATACCGAGGTGACCGAAATCAACGAGGGCAATATCATTGATGTGCTGCAAAAGGCCCTGTTCACGCACCTGCAAAACCAGTCGGAGATTGACTACCTGTACAAGTACTACCGGGGCGACCAGCCGATTTTGTACCGGAAAAAGGAAGTCCGACCGGAAATCAACAACATGATTGTGGAGAACCGGGCCAACGAAATTGTCTCCTTCAAGACCGGCTATCTGGTGGGCGAACCCATCCAGTATGTGAGCCGGGGTAACGACGAGGCGGCGGCTTCCGAGGTGCTGACGCTAAATGATTATATGCTTTCCGAGGACAAACAGGCCCAGGACAAGGAACTGGCGGACTGGATGCACATTTGCGGCACCGCCTATCGGATGGTTCTCCCGGACGCTCTGGCGGATGTGGAGGAAGACGAAGCCCCCTTTGAAATCTTCACCCTTGACCCAAGGTATGCCTTTGTGGTGTACTCCGTAGGGCTGGGGCACAAACCCATGATGGGAGTTCGGTATGTTGTCAAGGAGGACAAGACCATAGTGTTCTCCTGTTGGACGCAGGACCGGTATTTTGAGGTCTGGAACACCTGGGATGTAATTCACAGTGAAGACCAGATTTTGGGCATCCCTATCATCGAATACCCCCTGAACCAGGCTAGGCTTGGAGCCTTTGAAATCGTGGTGCCGCTGCTGGATGCCATCAACATGACGGAGAGCAACCGGGTAGACGGCGTGGAGCAGTTCATTCAGTCCCTGATCCTGTTTCACAATGTGGATATCGATGAAGAGAAGTTCCAGGCATTGAAGGAGCTGGGTGGCATCAAGTTCAAGGACATTGACGCTACTATGAAAGCGGAGATATCCTACCTGAACTCCGAACTGAACCAGGCCCAGACTCAGACGCTGATGGACAGTATGTATGAAACCGTGCTGACCATCTGTGGGATGCCGAACCGGAACGGCGGCACCTCCACATCTGACACTGGAACGGCGGTCATCATGCGGGACGGCTGGTCGGCTGCGGAGGCCAGGGCGAAGGATACGGAGCCGGTATTCAAGAAATCCGAAAAAGAGTTTTTGAAGCTGGTGCTGCGGATTTGCCGGGACATGGGCAATCTGAATCTGCGGCTGTCCGCTCTGGAAATTAGGTTCACCCGGAGAAATTATGAAAACATCGCACAAAAAGCCAGCGTGCTTACCACAATGCTTGGCTGCGAGAAGATTGCACCGGAGCTGGCATTTACCCACTGCGGCCTATTTTCCGACCCGCAGCTGGCCTACAAAATGAGCCTGCCGTACATCGAGAAAGTGGAAAGCGAAAAACAGGCTGCGGCGAATGGAGGGAACCAAAATGGAACAGGAAGTGAAACCGACACTGCGGATGACAACCAGGGAAATCAAGGCGATTGAGGAAATCATCCACCGCCGGAACCAGGCTGAGGTCAAGGTGGAGCAAGGCCAGCTGGTGGTCATTGAGATTCGCCGGAAACGGGTCAATTAAATATCTCACGGCTCATCCAGGGATGAGCTAAGAGCCGATGGGCTATCGATACCGAAATGGTATTGGTAGCCCATTTTTTATTTGCCGCCGTAGCTCAGTTGGCAGAGCAGCTGATTTTTAATCATCGGGTCGAGGGTTCGAATCCTTCCGGCGGCTCCATCCTCCTAAAGGAAGCCCGGAAACGGGCAAAGCGGCTCCCGTGGGCCGAAATCACGGGCATACGGATGGTTCGCATAACGGCTATTGCAGCGGTCCAGAAAACCGAGGGGCTTAACGGCCTATGTGGGTTCGAATCCTACACCATCCGCCAATACCCAAAGCTGACAGCGTACAGGGTGAATCATCCGGACGAAAGATTCCGGTCCCCGTCAGCAGGGGCCAAGCTGTGCGGCAAGCCAGCGGACGCTTTTCGGTGAAGCGTGTCTTATCCAAGCCGCAATTGCGGAAACCGAGCATACGGAAACTTGCCGTAATCGGTATCGGAACGGTTCGCTAAACCGTCCAGGTGAAAGCCTGTGTGGGTTCGAGTCCCGCAGTTTCCGCCATAAGCGGCAGAGAAGCCGAAAATCGCAAAAATGTTCAGAGAAGAACTAAAAACGCAGAAAGGGAGTAAAAACAATGGCAAAAATCGACATTTCCAAGATTGACGGATTCGACAAGATGACCCCGGAGGAGAAAATCGCCGCATTGCAGGGCTTCGACTTCCCCGACCCGGATTATTCCGGCTATGTGAAGAAAGACCTGTATGACAAGGCTGCTTCCGATGCTGCAAGCTGGAAGAAGAAGCACAACGCCCTTCTTTCCGAGGAGGAGCAGAAGAAGCAGGAATCGGATGAAAAGTGGGCCGACATGGAAAAGGAGCTGGCCGGGCTGCGGAAGGAAAAGACCGTTTCCCAGTACACAGCACAGCTCTTGAAGCAGGGCTATGACGAAGCTCTGGCGGCATCCACAGCGGCTGCCATGGAATCCGGAGACATGGGCAAGGTTTTTGCCAACAACCAGAAGTTCCTGGAAGGGTACGCAAAAAAAATCATTGCGGAGAAGCTGAAAGGAACCCCCCGGGGCGCTGACGGAGGCACCGGCGGAGCGATGACGAAAGAAACGTTCCGGAAAATGTCCCCCAGCGAACGCTTCGCGTATTCCAAGGAACACCCGGAGGAATACAGGGCACTTTATGAAACAGGAGGTAACGAATAAAGAATGGCACATACAATCTACGACAATTTCTACCTGTCCAACGAGGTAGAAGATCAGTTCAATTCCCATCTGGACTTGCAGCGGTTCTGTACCGTTGACAACAGCCTGGTGGGCACTGCGGGTATGCTCCGCAAAATCCACGTCTACAGCGCCACCGACGGCACCGAGAAACTGGCAATGGGCGTTGGCAACAGCAAGAGCATTGATGTTTCCTACACCGAGCAGGAATACAAAATCCAGATGGCTCAGAACAGGTTTAAGTACTACGACGAGCAGGAAATGACCGACCCCATGCTGGTTCCTGTGGGCACCCGGCACATGGGCACCGACATGTTCAACACCGTCAACGGCGATGTTTATGGTGAGTTCAAGAAAGCCACCATGGCCGTCGCTGCCGCCAAGTTCAACTTCGCCGCTTTTGCGGACGCTGTGGCGAACCTGAACATTGAAAGCACCGACAACGCACCGGAAGACCTGGCCCCCAGAGCTTTTGCGTTCATCAACCCTGTGGACACCGCCGAGCTGCGGAAGAACCTTGGCGAGGAACTGAAGTACGTGGAAGCTTTCGCCCGGAGCGGCTATGTGGGCACCGTGGCTGGTGTCAGCGTGTACACCAAGAAGGATGCGGACAAGGGCACCGTTGTGGTGGCTACCCGTGAGGCCGTGACCATCTTCAACAAGCGGGGCACCGAGATTGAGCAGAAGCGGGAGCCCAACACCCGTGAGAACGAAATCTACTCCCGGAAGTATTATCTGGTGGCTCTGACTGACGCTACCAAGGCGGTGCTTATCAAGAAGGGCACCGCTGCCGCTTCTACGGACGAAACCGTTCAGAGCGGAAAGACCTACTACAAGCAGACCGACGCCGGTTATATCGTCGGCAAGCCCACCACCAACCCCAAGAGTGAGGGCTTCTTCGAAATCACCTGATAAGCCGGGAAGGAGGTAAGAAACCGTGCTGGAAGCGGAAAAGATCGAGCTGGTGAAAGCCATGACGGGAGAGACCAACGAAAGCACGGTCTCTGCCTACCTGGGGCTGGCCGGGAACAAAATTTGCCGCAAGGCGTTCCCCTTTGACCCTACTGTGGCGGACGTACCGGAGCAGTATGAGTTTACCCAGGTGGAGATCGCCGTGTATTTGCTGAACAAGCGTGGGGCTGAGGGCGAAACGGCCCACAGCGAGAACGGAATTTCCCGCTCCTACGAGGACGGGGATGTTCCCCCTTCCCTGCTGCGGCAAATCGTCCCTATGGCGGGGGTGCTGTGATGAAGGCCATGGAGCGGAACAAGGTCGGATTCTTTTATCTGCTTTACGACCGGAAGGGGCCGGTCACGGACGAGGACGGTAACGAAACCGGAGAAGAAACCGTGGTCTACCGAGATGCAGTTCCCTTCCGTGCCAATGTTTCAGCGGCTACCGGTTCTTCCCAGGTGGAGCAGTTCGGGGCGCTGTCCGGGTACGACAAGGTAATTGTCACCGATGACATGGCCTGCCCCATGGACGAGCACTCCGTTCTGTTTCTGGACAAGGAACCGGAATACAGCGAGGAGGGGCGGCCCCTGTATGACTACATTGTGAAACGGGTGGCGAAATCACTGAACTCCATTTCCTACGCCGTGACGAAGGTGAGCGTATCGTGAAGAAAATCGTTGTCCCGCTGTCGGTGGATGGCATCAGTCAGCTGCAAAAGGAGCTGAAGAAATACCAATCCTGGCAGCGGGAAAAGGCCAAAGAGCTGGCTGAGCGCTTGGCGATGCTTGGGGCATCCACTGCCTCCATCCGGTTTTCAAGAGCGGTGTACACCGGGGTGAAGGACGCAAACGTGTCCGTCGTGGCGGACCCGAATGGCTATACCGTGAAAGCGGACGGAGAATCCGTGCTGTTTATCGAGTTCGGTTCCGGCGTGACATACGGCTCCGGGCACCCGGAGGCCAGCCAATACGGCATGGGGCCTGGCACCTACCCGCAAGGGAAGGGCCACTGGGACGACCCGAGAGGCTGGTATCTGCCAAAGGAAAAGGGAGGTATGCACACCTACGGAAATCCTCCTGCAATGCCCATGTATGAGGCAAGAAAAGCGATAGAGCAGGAGCTTCCGAGAATCGTAAGGGAGGTATTTTCCGGTGATTGACATTGAGAGACAGGTTTATACCCCCATTGCTGAAGCGCTGCGAAAGCAGTTCAAGGGAATCACCGTCAGTGGCGAGTATGTGAACGCCCCTTCCAAATTCCCCTATGTGAGCATCATCGAGCAGGACAACTACACAACCACCGCCCATCTGGACAGCGGCGACGAAGAACGGTTCGCCACGGTGATGTATGAGGTCAACGTGTACTCCGACAAGTCGGGCAGCAAGAAGTCTGTTTGCCGGGAGATCATGGGTTTTATCGACAAGATGCTCTACGCACGGAATTTCACCCGCATTTCCCTATCCCCTATCCCAAATCTAGAAAACGGAACCATTTACCGATTGAACGCCCGATACAGGGCGGAAACGGACGGAAAAAATATTTATAGGAGGTAACGAATATTGGCAATTTCTACTTATAAGGTTTTCCTTATGCACAAGAAGAGTGGCGTAGCGGAAACCTACGAAAAGGTCATCGACATCAAGGAATTCCCTGACCTGGGCGGCGACCCGGAAATGCTGGAAACCACCACCCTGTCCGACAAGATGCAGACCTACATCGCCGGTATCCAGTCCATGGATGCCCTGGCATTCACCGCCAACTACACCTTGGCGGACTACAAGAAGCTGCTGGAGTACGCCGGGAAGACAGAAGGCTGGGCTGTATGGTTCGGCGGCACGGAAGAGGGCAGCACCCTGACCCCCACCGGCAGCGACGGCAAGTTCAAGTTTGACGGTCAGCTGACCTGCTACCCCACTGGCGGCGGCGTAAACGAGGTCGTTGACCTGAACATCTCCATTGCCCCGTCCACGCCTATTAAGCTGGACGAGACCTGATAAGAATTCAACCACACAAATAACAGGAGGATTTAGCGATGGCTAAGAAAATCACCATTCCCTACAACGGCAAGAAGTACGTTCTGGAATTCACCCGGTCTACAGTTTCTGCCATGGAAAAGGCTGGCTTTTCCATCAACGAGTTGAGCGAAAAGCCCGCTACCATGATTCCCATGCTGTTCTCTGGTGCGTTTGCCGCAAACCATCCCAATACCAAGGTGGCTACCATCAACAAAATTTACGATGGCATGGGCAACAAGTCCGGCCTTGTGAAGGTGCTGACGGAAATGTACTCCGAGGCTGTGTACACCCTGCTTTCTGACGAGGATGAGGAAAACGAGGGAAACCCCGGCTGGGAAGCAGTAGAGTAAGCGATATTCTTCCCACTTATGGAGGGGGCGGGGCATCCCCTGCCCCCTCTTATGCTTACACAGAGATTTTCAACAAGGTTTTTCCATACTACCTTGCAATCGGCATGACCTATGACCAATTCTGGAATCAGGATGTGTGTCTTGTAAAAGCATACCGGGAAGCCGATAAAATCAAGCGTGATTTGCGGAATCAAGACCTATGGCTACAGGGAGCTTACATCTACGAAGCCATACTGGATGCCGCCCCGGTTCTGCGGTTTAGCTTTAACAAGAAGCCTCCGAAACCTATTCCCTACCGTGACCAACCTATCAACATTCACACAGGGGCTAGGAAGCAGGAAAAAAAGCAAGAAAAGCCGCTCTCTGTTGAAGAAAGGAGCGATAAAAAGGCAAAGGCCATGATGGAGATGTTTATGGTTTCCATCAACAAGAAGTTTGAGGGAAAGGGCGGTGAAGGGAATGGCTGACAATGTGGAAATGCAGGGCATTGAGTTTCAAATCATCAATGACAGCGACGAGGCCACCAACAGCATTGAGCGGCTGGGGCAAGCGCTTTCTGAGCTGAAAACCAATGTCAAGGGCGGTATTTCCGCCGTATCGAGAGCCGGAAGCGCTATTTCCAAGCTGCGGACTGCTCTTGACGGGATTGATACATCCGGCATTGCCAATAAACTGAAAGGCGTTTCTGACGCTGTGAACCAGCTGAATATCAGCCCGAATGCAAAGATTTCTTCTTCTCTGCCAAAGAACATTACCGCTTTAAACGCCGCCGTTGCGAACATCCAGCCGGAGAAAATCGTCCAGCTGGGCAGCGCCCTACAGGCGGTGGCGAACAGCAGCGGGGCTAAGATTTCCGCAACGCTGCCGAAGAATATTACGGCACTGAATACGGCGCTTGCCGGGCTGGATGCTGGCGGAATCGCAAAGTTATCCGGCCTTGCTGACGGGCTGCGGCCCCTTGGAGAGCTGGAACGGGCGAAGCTCACTTCCTTCACCAATCAGCTTTCAAAGCTTCCTGCGGTCATCCAGGAGCTTGACAAGGTGGATTTGGATAAATTCACTCAGCAGATGAAGGATTTTGCGGAAGCCATCAAGCCTCTTGCGGACGAAATGAACAAGGTTGCCGCCGGGTTTTCCGCATTCCCCACCAGGATTCAGAGGCTGATCACCTCCACGGAGCAGTACAACGGTACGGTAAGGCGGGCAACCACAAGCACAAATGCGTGGAACAGTGCGATCAAAGCAATCAGTTTTGTGACCATATACAGGGCGGCGGCAAAGCTCATGAGCACCGCAATCGCAAAATCGTCCCAGTATACGGAAGATTTGAATCTGTTCACAGTTTCAATGGGGAAGTACGCCGAGGAAGCGTATAACTACGCACAGAAGGTTTCGGAAATCGTGGGCATTGACCCGGCTGAATGGATGCGCAATCAGGGCGTGTTCAACACGATTATCACTGGCTTTGGCGTTGCCGGGGACAAGGCGGCGTATATGTCCAAGAACCTGACGCAGTTGGGTTACGACATTGCTTCCTTCTATAACCTGGACTTTGAATCTGCCATGCAGAAGGTGCAGTCCGGTATTGCCGGTGAATTGGAACCTCTGCGGCGGCTGGGCTATGACCTGTCCGTTGCACGGTTGGAGCAGGAACGGTTGAATCTTGGCATTGACAAGAGCGTTTCCAGCATGACCCAGGCTGAAAAATCCCAGCTGCGGTACTACGCCATGATGACCCAGGTAACACAGGTACAGGGTGATATGGCACGGACGCTGGAACAGCCCGCAAATATGCTGAGAGTGCTGCGAGCACAGTTTGAACAGTGCGCTAGGGCAATCGGCAACCTGTTTATTCCAATTCTGGTGAAAGTCCTTCCTTTCGCTATCGCCGTTGCAAATGCCCTTAGAGAAATCATTGCAGCAATCGCCGGTCTGTTTGGCGTGACATTGCAAGCCCCAGACTGGGGAGATTCCTTTGGCGGTGCTACCGCAGGAAGCGGAGCGATTGCCGACAACATGGATTCTGCCGCCGGGTCTGCCAAGGAACTGAAAAAGTACCTTGCCGGATTTGACGAGCTGAATGTGCTGCCTGACCAGAATCAGGGCAGCGGAAGCGGCGGTTCTGCCGGGGGCGGCGGCGGAGACCTGGGGATTGATTTGCCCGGGTATGACTTCCTGGAGAATGCGGTTGGAAACAAGATTGACGAGTGGAAGAAGAAGCTGGAACCGCTTGTTAATTTTGTGAAAGACAACCTCAAAGAGATTCTGGAATTGGTTGCGACGATCGGGACAGCTCTGCTTGCGTGGAAACTGACAAATGAGTTTTTGAACGGCATTGCAGCACTGAAAACGCTCTCACAAAACGGCTTATCAATACCGCTTACAATCGCTGCCGGGGCGATTCTGACCGCAACAGGATTCAAGATTGAATTCAGTGGGATTAAGGATGCAATTGAAAAGTCGCTCAACGGCTTTAACTTTGCTGAAATTATTCTCGGTGGGCTGACCGGTGTCGGAGGAACGGCGCTTCTTGGGAAAGGAATTGGCGCGTTTATCGCAAAAGCGTTTTCTGGCAGTGCAGTTGCAAAAGCAATCACCGCTGGCGGCGGAACAATCAGCACAGGGCTGATCGGGGCGGCTATCGGCGGAATCGTAGCCGGAATCCCGATGTTCGTTACTGGCATATACGATGCCGTTACGAATGGTTTGAATATCCTGAATGGACTACTGATTCCTGCTGGGTCTACGCTTGCTGGTGCTGGAATCGGTGCGATTATCGGTTCTCTTGGAGGCCCAATTGGAACCGGAATCGGTGCGATTATCGGCCTTGTAGTCGGCGGGCTAACGGATTTAGGCATTTTGATTTACCAGAAGTGGGATGAAATTAGTGCTTTCTTTGCACCTGTTGCGGAATGGTTCGATGTAAACGTGGTGCAGCCAATATCTGGCTTCTTCTCCGGGCTTTGGACGGACATTGTTGACACATTTTCTCCTGCTGTTACGTGGTTCTCTGACCTGTGGAAAAGTGTAAGCCAGACATTCGAGGATGTCTTCTATGACATTGGAGTGCTTGTGAGCGGTACGTGGGAAACCATCAAGATTGTTTGGGGAATCGCTTCTGACTGGTTTGAGATGCACATCATTCAGCCTTTATTCAACCTGTTTTCCTCCCTTTGGTCTGGAATTACCGGGTGGGCATCCAACACATGGGCTTCTATTTGCAATTGGGCCTTGGCTGCATACACCTACATCAATACCTACTTTATATCCCCAATGAGATATGCGGTGTCAACGGTGTTTAACGGCCTTGTTGGCGCAGTGAAATCGGCACTGAACGGCGTAATATCTGCCCTAAATTCCGCATTGAGTTGGATGTTTGGCGGAATCAACGGAATTTTAAGCAGTCTTAGAAACTTCAGTATCGCCGGATACTCCCCATTTGCAGGGTTGAGAGAAATCAGTGTTCCGAAAATCCCTATGCTTGCCAACGGCGGCTATGTAGACCAAGGCCAGCTTTTCATTGCCCGTGAAGCCGGTGCGGAAATGGTTGGCTCCATCGGACGCAGAACCGCAGTTGCCAACAATGACCAGATCGTCGAGGGTATCACCAACGGTGTCCGGGAAGCCAATGACGATGTTGTGACGGCGATTTATGCCGTTGCCCAGCAAATTATATCCGAGATGCGGAATCAGGATAGCAGCGGCTCTGGCGGCGGCTATGACTTTGACCGGGCCGTGTATGAGGCGAACCGCAGAAATGCGAGAGTTTACGGCTAAGGAGAAAGGAGATAAAACGGCATGAAGATGATGCTTGAAATAAATGGCGTGGACTTCATGCCGTTTATCGCCAAACAGGGCGTAAAGTGGCAGAGAAATGACATTGATGCGCCCAATTCCGGGCGAACCATGGACGGCATGATGCAGCGTGGCAGAGTAGCTACCAAGATTCGCCTGGACATCACTTGCCGCCCCCTGAAAGCGGAGGAAGCAATGCTGGTGCTGAATACCATCCTCCCGGAGTATGTGTCTGTGGACTACTACGACCCCATGAGCGGAGAGCGGTATGGCGTGACCATGTACTCCAACAATAACCCGGCATCGTTCCTGATTGAAAAACCGGAAGATGACTGGTGGAGCGGCATTACCTTCCCGCTGATTGAGAGGTGACGGCGGCTTATGCAGGAAACATCGGCACTTTACAAGAAAATCATCCAGGGTGAACACTGGTTTGAAACCTCTGTAACCATCGGTGAATCTGGCAGACTGACGGACGAGCGAGGGGATATTATCACCTTTGGTGGCGATTCTATTCTGGTAGACACCGGCGGCCCGGAATCCGGTTTCCGTGAGGACAGGCTTTTTGAAGTGAATACAAAGGCACCGTTTTTCAAAGATTCCACCCCTTGTGTCGGAGCGGCGGTATCCGGGACTGCAAATATTAAAATGATTGCGCCGTTCAATATCCCTAAGAAGGCTAGAATCTGTATTTATTCCAGGGCTGTGAACAACACCGATAAATCGGAATGGGTGCAGCAGGGCGTTTACTTTATCGACACGAGAAAGCAAGTCCATGACGAGCGTGGGTTTGATGTGTTGTCTCTGAAAGCCTTTGACGCAATGATGCTTTCAGAAGTTACATATCCTAGCGACAATCAGCACAATTACCCGCTTTTGGACAAGGAAATTGTTCAATTTATTGCGGATAACATGAAAATCAACGCAGACGGCAGCGGCGTTCGTGTAGACCCCAGAACTTGGGAAATTATGACCGCTGGCCATAAGTTCCCCCTCCCTGTGGGATACTCCATGCGAGAAGTCCTGTGCATGATTGCCGCCGCTTACGCCGGGAACTTCATTATCTCCCCTACAGGAGATTTGCGGCTTGTAAGTATGTTCGATATGCCGCCCGAGACCCGGCATCTTATCACCGAGGACGGTTACAAAATCACATTCGGCGGCCTGTACATTCTGGTTTAGGAGGTGGTACGTACATGGCAGAAAGTTTTAATCTGTTGCGGCGAGTAAAAAGCCTTGATACCGCTCCTGAAACAGACGGATACAGTGGTGTTCTGATTTTCGCAGGGCAGAACGAAGAAGGAAACAACATTGAATACTTTGCTGGAGACCGTTCTGGCAAAGTGCTTGAAATCACAAACGAATGGGGTTCACAAGCCCAGGCCGATGCGATTTACCGAAAAATCAGAGGTTTCCGTTACCAGCCCTACAAAGCCGCAGGAACGACCATTGACCCCTCCGTTGAGATTGGCGATGCCGTCACCGTTGCGGATACCTACGGCGGCGTATTCCTCCGTGCAACGGATTACCGAGATACAACAAGTGATCTGGAAGCCCCCTCCAATGAGGAAATCGAACATGAGTTCCAAATCCAGTCCCCCACGAACCGCCAGTACGAACGGTTCACCCGGTCTGTTAGGTCTAGCTTGTCCATCACGGCAACGAAAATTGCCGCCGAAGTGGAAGCCAGAGAGGAAGCAGACAAAGCCATTCGGGCAACGCTAAGCGTTCAGGCAGATGCCATTAAAGCTAGGGTCGAAAAAACGGTAGGAGATAAAACCTCTGACTTCTGGTGGGACTTGCAAGCGAACAGTTGGAGCGTTGGAAGCAAAAGTAAAATCATTTTTAGCGTTCAAGAGGGCGGCGCAATAGTAGAGGGTGAAATCCGGGCTACATCCGGAAAAATCGGTGGGTTTGACATCCAGAAAGATTATCTGTCCTACAACGGCCAGACCTGGGGTGGAACTAATAGCTGGGGCGGTTATTTTGGAACAAGTGGCATTCAGCTGGGCCGGAATTTCAAGGTGGACATGGCCGGAAACCTGGAAGCCGCCTCCGGGCGGTTTACCGGGGAGGTATATGCCGGACGCATCAACTACGGCGGGGATGCTGGATATTTCAGCGGAGGCGGGCTGTCCGGTGGCTCTGTAGGGGCAGGGAAAATCGTAGGGAATAGTCTCGGTACCGGGCAATTTGCAGGAGGCGTGAACACATCTCTGGGGTATGCGGATTTTGCAAATGGCGTATTTAATGGGTGGAATACCGCACCTAGTTTATCAACCGAAGACAAAGGATTAGTAATCGGAGGCCACAGGGTAGCTGTAGCTTCTACATCGTTTAGAGACGGAACTGGGGGCACGGTATCTTTAAGGTATCTTACGTGGCTTAATTAAGGGGGATGCAAAATGGAAAAGCTCACAACCGCAACAGGCAAGGAATTTTCCTGTGATTATTTCAACCCATGCCAGCCAACTGGACAATGCAATTTGCGGATTGTAAATGAGCAGATTCCCACAGTGGCGGCGATATTTTCAAACCCATCTGAAACGATACAATTGTGGTGCGAAAGTCAATACGCAGCGAACTACACACGTCTTGTTGCGATCGTGCCTGAATCCGATGCAATCCGTGTAGTTCTCGGAAAGGAGTAAAAAATGGACGAAATCATCAACCTGTTATCCCGTATCGGTGCAACTATGGAGACCATCTCTATAGTTGGTATTGATAATCAGGACAAGTTCGTGGGCTGTGCTACGACCATTAAGACGGTGATTCGAAAGCTGGAACAGATGCCCGCTGCGGAGAAGAAGGAAGGAGCTGACGTACAGGATGGCTGATAAATCCATAGAGCAGTTAAATGCTGCTGAAAAGGTGTATCTTAGCGACCTGTTTGTGTTACAGCAGTCCGGTACGGCGAAGAAACTGACTGGGCAAGTTCTGAAGAACTGGTTGCTAGAGCTTGCCCAGGGACATGGCGGTATTACCAGCATGGTCTTGCAAAGCACATCTGGGCTGAGTAAGACCTACCGCATTACTTTTGCAGATGACACCTACTTTGACATGACCGTTTCGGACGGCAAAGGCATTACCAGTGTTGCCAAGACTGGCACATCTGGGTTGGTTGACACCTACACAATGAAATTCAATGCTGGTTCTGACTTCGTATTTACAGTGAAGAATGGCGAAAAGGGGGACAAAGGTGATGCCGACCGTCTGTACTTCAAATTCGCCTCTCAAAAACCAACGGACACTTCTCATAACATGGGTGACGTGCCAGATGAATGGCTTGGCTTTTATGCCGGTACCACGCCACCCTCTGGCTGGCAAGACTACACCTGGGTACGCATCAAAGGCGACAAAGGCGATAAGGGCGATGCTGCAACACTGACAAGTCACAGTACAACTTACATGGTCTCTGACTCCGGTACCGTCGTTCCCTCTGGTTCCTGGGTAGCTGACGTGCCTAACGTCCCCCAGGGCAAGTACCTGTGGACGAAAACTGTGCTTACCTTTAATACGGGTAACCCTGTGACTTTCTACTCCGTCTCTCGGTTTGGTATTGATGGTAGCGGTGCAGTATCTAGCGTTAATGGTAAGAATCCTGATCCTACCGGCAACGTGAGTGTGCTGGCGGAGGATATATCCACCAGCAACGGGACGAGTGTGCAGGCAGCGTTGAATGCGGCTGTTAAAACTGTGAACGGACAAAAGCCGGATGGTACCGGAGCCGTAACGATTGGAGCAGCAAATATCCGTACTGCATCCGGTACCACGGTGGAGCAGGAGTTGACTGGAAAGCAAAAGAAAATCATGGTTTCTGGACTTTTGAAGGGCGATGGAAGCGGCGGCGTGTCAGAGGCTGTTGCTGGAACGGACTACCAGGCTCCGGTCAGAAGCTACACAGCTACCATACCCGCTTCTGGGTGGGCAGGCTCGGAGGCCCCGTACACATGTAACGTGACCGTTACTGGTCTTTTGGCGGCAGACAAGCCTATCGTAGATATTGTTCCTTCCGCAACCTACGCTACGGCAGAGTCGCAAATAGAAGCTTACGGGCATATCTATCGGATGGTGGCACAGGAAAATAAAATCGTAGCTTATGCAACGGACAAGCCGGCAGTAGATATTCCGATACAGGTAAAGGCGGTGTAATCATGGGAGAATGCTTTATTTCACGTAGAGGCGGTGTCGGAGGTGGTGGAGCTGGACTGAATGTTGCCACTGGGCTTTCCGAGCCAGCTAGCGCCAAGGAGAATATGATCTGGGTAAAATCCGACAAGGCCGGGAAGAAGTACGTCTTTGCGGAGGCTGCGCCGGAAGCGCCTTTTGAGGGGCTGATCTGGTTCTTGGCATCATCCGCTGGTGCTATCACCCGGACAAGCGTGTATACAGGTGGGGCATGGATTCCAACGTTTGCCTATATGTATCTGGCCGGCAGCTGGGTACAGATCACCGCAGCATGGGACGGCGAGCTGTTTTACAACGGCAACCAGTACGAGGAGGTGACCGGCGGGTGGTCCGTTGACAACGGTTACTTTGGTGGTGGGTCAATCGGCACAACTATAGACGGTGGCTCTAACGGAAATACTGCCGACCAGGGATCAAGAATTTACACGAACGGAGCTGTTCAACGAAGAACCTACAACACGTTCAAGTTTACTGTGGTGGACGCCTACGGCAAAAATACGTTTTATCTGAAATCTGGTAGTATTTCCGGAGCCATTGTGGCCTATCATGCCTTCGACAGTACTGTGGGAACCTTTGCAATTGCCATCCCAAGTAATTTGGCCAGTTTTTATCCCTACCTGCAGACGGGTGGTAAGGGAAAATGTACGATTACAAAAGTCTGGATGGAATGAGGCGGCAGGATGACTATTTACATTGATTCGGATTTTAAGTGCCACGCTGCCCCGGAGGACGGGCTGACGGCGGTTGAGACGGCGTTTTTTGACGGGAAAGCGCTGGAGTTTGTGGAGGGCTACCGATACGTTCCCGCCGGGAGCGTCTGGGTGCGCTCTGACGGGGCGAAATTTCCGGGGGAGATGGTTGCCCCCTGGAAGCCCTGGGCGGAGCTGGACGCCGCCCAACGTGCCTATGAGCGGGAGCGCGCCGCCGCGCTGGAGGCCCAGAATGACGAGCTGGTGGAGGCCATGGCAGCCATGGTGGAGGACGTGTACAGCCAGGACCTGGCCGCAATCGAGGAGGGATAACGCTATGCTTGGCGTTACCGTAAATATTTTTGACTGGAGGAAATTTGTTATGTACAAAAGCATGAAAATTCTGATCGGAAAGAAATTCTATAGGACCGCAGAGCAGGCCCAGAACAAGCTGGATGTGTTTTTCGCCTGCAATCGCCTGACGGACGAGGAGTACGAAGAGCTGACGGTGCTGGTGGGAACTGTATACAGCGCAGAGGAAACGGACAGCGAAGGCTGACAGAGAGGCAAAGGGGCGGCAATCTGCCGCCCCTGACGTGGGAGGGACGTAACATGGATGATACGCTGCGGCGCATCCGGGCAGAGAACGGGATTATCCGGATCGGGAAAATGGGAGAGATACCACCCGCCATTGTGGAAATTCCCATTGGAAAAATTCAATGGGGTGCTGGACGGGTGGAGATTAAATTCCACCGGGCCGGGGATACAGGCGCATATCTTGCAGAGCACGTGGAAATTGACGGCAGCAACGCACTGTGGTACCTATCTGAAGCGGATTTATGCCGGAAGGGGGCGGGGGAGGCCCAGGTCGTCTGGTATGCGGAGGACGGGCACAGGCTGAAATCCGATATTTATCGGGTGATTGTAGACAGAGCACTGGAATATGACGCTGGGGAACCGGATGTCTGGACGGGGGTCTGTGACCGGGTGGCAGGGTACGCCGGGCAGGCAGAGCGGGCGGCTGAAAGCGCGGACACATCCGCCAAATCAGCCCAAGCGTTCGCTGCCGCTGCTGCCGAATCAGCTGGTCATGCATCCGAAGAATGCGCGCGGGCGGGACAGGCTGCACAGGAAGCAGACCAGGCAGCGGTTGCGGCTGCTGGGAAAGCCAGACTGGCGGAAGCGGCTGCGGAACAGGCGGGGCAGGCAGCGCAGGCCGCGGAGCAGAGCAAGGCTGAGGCAGAGAATGCCGGGACTGCCGCTGAAAATGCCAAAACAGCTGCTCAGACGGCAACAGAACACGCAGAGACAGCAGAACGCAGCGCCGCCGCGTCGCTGCGGCGTATGGAGGAGCAGGCCGGGACTGCAGCGGAAAAGCTGAACGAGGCAGCAGAAGCGGTACGGAAGAACGCGGAGGTTGCGGAGAAGGCCGCCGCGGATGCCGGAAAATCAGCGGAGAAGGCTATTGCGGCCCAGCTCAGCGCAGAGAATGCGAAAACCGATGCTGCGGAATCTGCAAAAGGCGCCAAAGACGCAATGGCCGGTGCAGAGAAAGCAGCGGCGCAGGCCAATGCAAACGCGGAGGCAGTGGCGGCAGGGCAGGCGGCGCAGGATCAGAAGATTGAAGCGCTGGAAAAGGCGGGAATCAACGACGGCTGCATCAGTGCGGAAACGCCATGGAGCAGCAAGAAGATCATCGACATGCTGTGCCCGGCGTTGGAGGAGACCGGCAACCCCGTGACGTGCTACCCGGTAGCGGGGTATCCGCTGGGGGTGGTGGCATCGTGGGCACCGACCCAGGCGGGAGAGGGCGAGCCGTACCCGGCGGGGGGGCGGGAAAAATCTAATCCCCTACCCAAGCAATATCGGCTATTCGTTCCCGATGACGAGGAACGGATTGACAATTACATCGAACCCAGACGGCTCTTACACGGTAAACGGTACAGCAACAGCGAGCACCTATTTCGCGGTATGCTATCTTTCTGGCGGGGAGTTTGACAACATTGGCACGGTTACGCTAAGCGGATGCCCCAAAGGCGGGAACACCGCGGCAACTAACGGCTACTATTTAGCGCTGTACACCGGAGCGGGCGGAATCTGGAAAAGTGACGTTGGAAGCGGCGGCAGCATTGATTTCGGGGTGCTGGGAGCTGGTGCTAGAATCGAGATAACCGTTACGTCCGGCTACACAGCGAACAATCTAAAATTCTGGCCCCAGTTAGAAAAAGGCTCCACCGCTACCGCCTACGCCCCCTACGAGAACATCCGGCCTATTTCCGGGCGGGATGCGGTGAGCGTGGAGCGGTGCGGGGTAAATCTTCTGCAAATCACACCGTTTGCCAAAAACGTGAACAAAGGGGTAACCTTTGAATATGTAGCGCCGGGTGGTATCAAAATATCCGGCACGGCAGCTGGTTTTAGTGACTCCCCCGTGTTCGCTGCGCCGTTGCTCCCGCCTGGTAAATATTATGGGACAAACCAAAATAATATCAACGCATCCCTTGTTGTAACCCGAGATGGCGAACGCTTCTGGCAAAACACCAAAGGCATATTTGACATAAAGACGGGCGATATACTGCATTATTGGTACATATCGGTTAATGCAGGCACAACGATAGATACCATTGTCTACCCGTACATTATCCCCGGCACCACCCCGCCCACCACCTACATCCCCTACCGTGGCGACACGCTGGCGCTGGCGCTGCCGTCTACCATTTGCGGCGGGACGGTGGACGCGGTGACGGGAAAGGGGGCGGAAACGTGGAAGCTGGTTACGCTGGATGGAAATTGGGAAATCGGCAGATACCGAGAAGTCGAGGATACAGATACATATAAGGGCTTTGTCGTGATCGATGCCGTGAAAGGCCTCGACATATCGCGAGATGCCGTTTGCAGCCACTTTAAGCGCGGATCGGCAACATCCGAAGGGTATTACCCGAACGAGTTTGTAGCGCATCATCCGGCTGGGCATCTGTATCTGCGCACTGAAATCCCCGGTGTTACATCGGTAGAGACATTTAAGGCCTACCTTGCGGCCCAGTACGCCGCAGGAACCCCGGTGCAAATCGCCTATAAGCTGGCCGAGCCTGTGTCGTTCCAGGCCACAGGGAACGCCGGAATTATGACCATCCCCGGCGAGACCAACACCGTTATGACGGATGCGGACAGCGTAACCATCACAGGCCGGGCCGACCCCATCCGTATCATCCAGCAGCTGCAAGCGGCCCAGAGCGCGGCGGCGGCGCAGCTGGACGAAACGCAACAGGCGATGGTGGACACCACGGCCATGGCGGTGGACTACATTTACGAGCAGGATTCCAAAATTTTTGGAGGTGAGGACGATGACGATCAGACAGACGCAGTGCCTACTTGAGTACCTGGGCTACGACCCCGGCCCCATTGACGGGCTGGACGGAGCCAACACCCGGGACGCGGTAAAGGCGTTCCAGGCCGCTGAGGGGCTGACGGTGGATGGCGTGGCAGGGGTGCAGACGGAAAAGGCGCTGCTGGATGCGGTAGCAAACGGGCGGGTGTACAAGCCGCCTGATGGAGCGACCGACAAAACGGTGTCGGTCGCAGCAGACGGCCCCAGCTGGTGGGCAGACATCCGATATTTTAAGCGCAGCGAGCCATACATTGCCTGCTCCTGCGGCAAGTGCGGCGGCTTCCCGGTGGAACCTGCGGAAAAGCTGATGCGGCTGGCGGACGCGGTGCGGGAGGCGGCTGGAAAGCCCATGGTCCCCACGAGCACGGTGCGGTGCAAAACCCACAACGCAGAGGTTGGGGGCGTGTGGAACTCCCGGCACCTGCTGGGGCACGCTATGGATTTCCGCATCCCCGGGCTGTCGGCGGCTGAGGTGCTGGGCATCGTGCGACAGCAGAAAAACGTGGTGTACTGCTACGCCATCGATGCGCAGCATGTGCATATGGATATCGGGAACTAAAAAGGAGAGAGGCCAATGGACTGGAAGCAAACGATTTTGACTGTGGTGCTCACCCTGCTGGGCTCTGCTGGATTTTGGGGCTACCTGGAAGCCCGCAGAGCCAAGAAGGACGCGAACACCCGTCTGCTGGTGGGCATTGCCCACGACAGAATTACCTATCTGGGCATGAAATACGTGGAGCGAGGCTCCATCACCCGAGACGAGTACGAGAATTTGAACGATTACCTCTTCGAGCCCTACGCAGCAGCCGGTGGAAACGGCTCTGCGAAAAGGGTCATGGAAGAGGTAAAGAAACTACCGTTACATAACAACTGAGGAGGAAATAAAAATGATTGATCTTACCCCTATTGTAAACGCTTTTATCACCCTGATCGGGCTGCTCCTGACCACCTTCCTGATTCCGTGGATTCGGACGAAAATCAGCAACGAAAAGCTGAAAGAGATCCAGAAGTGGACCGCTGTCGGCGTGAAGGCCGCAGAGATGATCTACAACGAGTCCGGCATGGGCGATGTGAAGAAAAATTACGTACGCAGGTTTCTGGAATCCAAGGGCTACAAGCTGGATATCGATACCGTGGACGCACTGATTGAGGCCACTGTCCGGGATATGCAGCAGGAGGCCCTTGAGGCTGTGGCGCTGCCTGATGCGGCTGACGAGGGCGAAGAAGAAAAGGAGGATTGACGGCTGAGTGGATACGGTTCCCTGGAACCGGGTGATACTGGAAGAATTCTGCTCCCTGGCGATTCTCACACCGCTGGAAGAACAGATACTCCGCACCCGGGCCGCCGGATGGAGCCAAGCGAAACAGTGCCACAAGTTTCATGTGTCCCTTGCCACAATTACACGAACCGTCAGAAGATTAAGGCAAAAGTATGAATTTTGCAGGAAGTACAGCGATAAATTGCCTGAAAACTTGAAATTCTAACTTGCCTGCAATTCGCTGACGAAAATATGACGAAACCCCGGCGAATGGATGAGGATTCCATCGCCGGGGTTTTTGCTATGATATGGGTACAGAGAGGGCCCGCTCTGAATTTAGATTTGGAGGAATCACTATGGCACTGAACTTTACGGCAGCTGACCGGGTGGGCGGCATTGGCGGCTACATCGGCGGCATTGCCACTCTGTTGGGTATGGCCGGAAACGGCGGCATCCTGAACGGCTGCGCCGGTTCCGAGGGTGACCACATGGTGAACCGCTACGAGGCCGGACAGGCTGCGGAGATCGCGGCCCTGAAATCCGACATCAAGCTGCGGGACGCCAACACCTACACTGACAGCAAGATTCTGGAAATGTACCAGTATCTTGATGGGCGGCTGCGGGGCGTTGAAGGGCAGATTTCTGCACAGGCAGTTGTAAACGCCCAGATCACGGCGAACATCAGCTGCATGCAGAATCAGATCGCCACGCTGTCCGGGCTGACGAAGACCGTCATCCCCATCGGCAACGTGTGCCCGGAGCCTATGCCTGCTAAGAACAGCTGGACGGCTCCCGCTGCGGCAGCTGCCGCCTAAGAGGCCAAAGGGGGCGGCGAAGGCCGCCCCTGATCGGAGGATAACATGATTGCAAAAGAGAAGGTAATTGCCGGTGCGGCAATGTACATAGAAAAGGAAATCCTGCCCAGGCTGCCGGAAATGAAGGCGCTGGCGGTGGCGGGTGCTGCTGCGCTGCTTGCCAGGAGAGCCCCTGCGCTGCTGGATGAGCTAGAAAAGAATCCGGCGGTAAAAGCCTTGGGAATCATCGAAAATGGCATGGTGGACGCTGAGGCGGTATATGCGGCCTATGCGCCGAAGATCGTGAAGCCCATGGAAATCGATGTGCCCTTTTTGGGGCGGATGAGCTTTGACCGGGCCGAGGTGGACCGGGTGATGGAATATATACGGGAGGCGTGAAAGAAATGAAGGAAATCAAAATTCTGATGGAGCATATCGAGGACGAGCTGCGCGACGCTCACACCTATGCGGAGCTGGCTTTAGAATACCGCACCACAGACCCGGAGACGGCGGAACTTTTCTACAAGCTATCCGGTGAGGAAATGAATCACATGAACGCCCTGCATAAGAACGTGGTCCGCCTGATCGATGCTTACCGCCGGGAGAAGGGTGAACCGCCTGCGGACATGATGGCGGTCTACGAGTTCCTGCATAAGCGTGCGATTGAGAAAGCGGAGAAGGTCGGTGTCCTGCAAGGGATGTATAAAAAGTAAACTGGTCGAAATCGACCAGTTTAGCAAAATAAAAAGACACGCCCTGCCAATTACGGCAAGGCGTGTTTTTTGGTTTGGACGAAGACCATTCCGAAGACGGTTATCGTGTTCGGATTTGCGTCCAATGGTGGACCATTCAGCCCCGTATCCGAACTCCCGGCTTCTACAAATGATGTAGAAACACGATATGTTTTTGTCGGAACTGCTGATAAATTATAAGCGGTAGTGATTTTGAAATAGCCCGGGTCATCGTCGTAAACTGTGACGGAGTTGACAAACAGGTCTATGAGCATCTTTTTCTGGGTTTCCAGAGGGATGGCCTGCTTACGAACGGATTCCAGGTAGTAGACCACCATGTCCTTGGTTAGGTGGATGACGGAGTGCTGCTCTTCCAACAGCTGGGCGGATAATCCTTTGCGTTGGGACTCCAATTCTGCAATCCTGGATACCAGCGTGTCAGGGGCCATGCCGCTGGTCTCTATAGCCTTGGTCAGGTTACGCACCTTGCGTTCAATATCGGCGATCTGTTCCCGGATGGCGGGGATGTTGGTATTCTGCTGTATTTCCTCTTCGGACTGGCGGGCGGCGACGGTAGCGACATAATCAATGACATCATCTGTCAGGACCTCCAAGGCATCCTGGACGACAATATTTTCTATCCAGTCCTTCGGGACTGGTTTTTTATCGCAGGTGTGGCGAATTTTTCTACCGGCGCAGGAATAATAGTTATAGGTTTTTCCGCCCTTTCCTCTGCCACACTCTCCTACCATCTGAGAGCCACAATGGCCACAGAAAATCTTACCTGCGAGTAGATATGGCACCTTGGCTTTCCCCCTGGCAGGGGCCTCCTCATTGACTTTCAGACGAGCTTTGACCTTTGCCCACACATCGTCTGTGACAATTCTCGGAACAGAATCTTCCTGGCGAATATCCTTGTATTTGTACACGCCAATGTATTTCTCGTTTCGGAAGATATTCTTGAAACTGCTTTTATTAAATTTAGCACCCTTTGCTGTACGGTAGCCTCTGGCGTTAAAATCATCGCAGATGGCGGCTACAGTATCCCCGCTGGCGTATCTGTCGAAAGCCTCAGACACCAATGGTGCAGTTAGTGGGTCAATCGCCCATTTTTTGTTTTCGATTTTGTAACCAAGAGGAACAGAACCACCCAGGGCGTTCCCTTTTAGGGCGCTTTCCCGGTTGCCGCGGATAATTTTCTCCCGGAGTTCGTCGGAGTAATATTCATTCAGGCCCTCCAAGACAGATTCCAGGAGACGGCCCTCCTTGGTGGCGGAAATGGCCTCCGTGGCGGATTCCACGCCGCAACCATTTTTGTACAGGAGGGCACGGGCGGCGGCGCTGTCCTGACGGTTCCGGGCGAAGCGGTCAAGCTTCCACACGAGCACGGTGTTCCATGCGGCCCGCTTGCTGTCTGCAAGCATCTGCTGAAATGCTACACGTTTTGCCATGCTGGTATGGGCAGATATTGCCCGGTCCACATACACGGCGGCAATACGGTATTCTTGCCGGATACAGTATGATATCAATTCCCGAAGCTGGCCCTCTATGGACTGTTCCGATTGCCGGTCTGAGGAATAGCGCATATACAGGCAGCAGGTGGCCACGCAGTCTGTGGACAGCACAGAAGGATTCTCCGCAAACTGCTGCCTTTCCTCCGGAGTCAGCGCCGACAGGTCAATGGGCATTGTTTGCATCCCGTTTCCTCCCTTTTGCGTTTCGCCTTGCCACGGTTCGGACGATATACAAGCACATTCCGATAATGGAAAAAGCCGCAACGTACACAATTGGGGCTGTTGTGGTGCCTCTAATTAGGCCTAGATTTGGATTCCTAGCGTCCAAGGTTACATATACCATCAGGAGCAAACCAAACAGCACAGAAAGACCAGATGTTACATAGGCAATTTCCTTCCAGTTACTACGGACTGTAGAAATTTCATTTTCCATTATGTGGCTTCTGTCTTCCAGCCTGGATATGGCTTTGCCCTTCTCAGCAATCATTTCCTCTTTGTGGGCTAGCTCGGTTTTTAGCTGCGTAATTTCAGCGCTTTGGTCTTGCCTTGGCGGTGAAATCTCCATCAGTTCATCAAGAGAAAGGCCCAGATCAATGGCTATGGCTGTAACATCATATATGCTTGGCCCAGATAAATGCCCTGAGAAAAATTTTTTGACGGTAGATTCGCTCAGCCCGGTGCTGTCTATGATTTGCTGGTTCGTTTTATGCTGGTCTTCCTTGGCGTTCTTCATTTTCGTAGGAAGATTTTCACAAATTGCAGAAATTTGCTGAATGATTTGCTGGTTTGCCATGGTTTGCCCCCTTACATTTCTAATACAGAACAGTGGATTTTCCTGAGAGCCCCGGAATTTCTGATGTGCGTATTTACGAAACCTACCGTCGCAGAGTACCATAATGGTACGCCAACCGGCAAGGGATAAACGCATCCGGTGGCAGCCCCGCTGCCTTGTGGCACGGGCGGCGGGGCAATTATTAGTCCGTTTTATAGGACATTTCAAGTGCTATACATAAGATATGAATTGAACGTACATTCGATAATAACTTGTAAAGGGGCGGCGACAATGTTGGAAGAGGTTTTGGAAATGTGGGAACAGCTAAACGAAGAGAATAAGAGGAAGATACTTACCCTTGAAGCTGCTCTTTTATCAACTCAGCCATTGCAGAACGAATCTGCTGCTGATGCTCCGGCGTGAGCATGGCGAAGTATCTGGCGAAATCCTCGGTTTCCCTGTCGGGAGCCGGGGATTTTTCCGTTTCCGGGGTTTCCTCAGAGAAGTAGGAGACAGGAACACCGAAGTAGTCAGCGATCTTTGCCAGCTGGGTGTCTCTAGGCATGGAACCTGTTTTCCACCCAGATACAGCCGCCTTTGATACGCCTATTTGATTTCCAACGTAAGAAGGGGTTACTCTGTTCTCGTTGCATAGTTCGATAAACTTTTTGTAAAACATAGTGTAAAAACACCTTCCATTTTTGTGCAGATGGTAGAAAGAGAGCTTTCTTAACTAATGTTCTTGACTTTCTTAACTTACCGAACTATAATACAGCCATGAACACCAGTTCACGAAAAATGAGTACAAAAATCCTCGGGGTAGGAACCCCATTTTTCAGAGGTTCCGGCTCCGGCGAGTGGCGAATGGTTTATTTGTTTCAGCAAAACCAATATAGCATACGCCACTCGGAAAAGCAACCGTTTTTCTGAATTTTGTTCAAATTCACCAAGAAAGGAAGGAGTGTTTTGAAAGTTGGAAGAAGTAGCAACGCTGCCACGAACTCCCGAGGAGCGGGTGCAGAAGGCAACATTCATACGCATGACCGTGGAGATGAACAAGCTGACATACAGCTGGCTCATCCAGGAGCTTGCCAGCGAGGGCTTTTCAATCAGCAAGACCACCGTGAGCAGCGCTCTGGCGGGGAGCCTGGTCAGCCCGAAAACAGACGAGTTCCTGATGCGGGCGGAGAGAATCTGCAAGCGATACAGGCAGAGCTTTCCCACCAGGCAGCAATCCGGGACATAGGCAAACTGACCCTGGCTTTTGTAATGGCCGATATTGGGGCCTACGAAGAATGGTTTTTTGAAAAATACGGTGTGAAGCCGGAACTGTGAAAGGAGATTTTTATGGCAAAGTATAAGGTTGGAGATAAGGTGCGGATCGTGAGCGAGCGGCCCTCCTCTCGCGGGTTCACCGACACCATGTGCAAGTATCTTGGTACGGTTATGACCATCAGCAAGGTCATTGAATCCGATAATCCGTCGTACAAGATGGAGGAAGACAAAGGATTGCATGAATTCCTACTCGCAAGGGTGCTTCTCGGCGACATTGCCGACGGCTGGGTTTGGAGTGAGAAATGGATTTCCGGCCTGGCCGAAGAGCCCAAGGAATCGAATGGAACATCCAGTGAACCCCTCTCCGTGCATATCCGTTTCTGCGGTCCTCTGACCGTAGCGGAGCTTTACAAGGATGGCAGAGTGGTCAAAGCCGAGAACGCTCGGTGCAACCCGAAGGACACCTACGACCGGGGTGAAGGGGCCAAGGTCGCCGTGAACCGACTGTTTGAGAAGAAGCAGCAAGATTCCTCTGATAAATACCCGAATGCGTTCGGCAAGAAGTTTAAGGTGATCGGGAATAGCAGCGATATGCCCCACTTCTTCAAAATTGGGACTGTTGTTAAAGTTGCAGGCGTGAGCGAATACGGGAACTACTTCTGCGAAGCACTCTCGTGCAGCCCTGACGCTCATTCGCAATTTGTCAGTCCAAAAGATTTAGCGCCTTACAAGGAGACCAAAAAATGAGCCGCCCTAAAATCACGCCAGACGAGCTGGTAGAGGCTGAAATCTCCCGGCTGCTGGAATCCCCGGATGTGCAGCTTGCCAAGAAGGAGCTGGCCCTTATCAATCGCCGGAAACAGTATATGTACAAGCTCAGGAGCCTGGAAAAGCGCGGGAAGCGGCTCCGGGCGGATGGCTGGACGGAAGAGGCCCTGGAACTGAAATATCGAACGGAGGATGACGCATGAGCATCAAGGACGCAACGCCGGAGGAGATCGCTGCCATGAGAGAGCGCATCAATAAGCGGCAGTCAGACCGGCGGTATGAACTGGAAATGGACCAGGCCGTGGCCATGGCCTGTAAGGCCAACCGTGTCCCTTTCGTGGAGCAGGGCAAGGAACCGAGCCTGGAAAGCGTCATCGTTGCAACAGGCATGATGGCAACCGCCGGGGCGGCGGCAATCCTGGGTAGCACCGGGGCCGTGCCTATGGGTTACGCCGTGGCTGCGGCTGGTGTGGCTATGGCTGGGGCCGTTACCCAGGTGGCAAGGGAGGTACAGAAATGAACATCCCGGAATGCTATGAGCCGTGGAGGCAGGCGGAGGCCAGAGAATCCGACTGGGACAACTACCTCTCTCGGTTCCCGGTATGCGCCCACTGCTGCTCCCCTATCACGGATTCCAAGCTCATTTACATCGCGAAGCACGATGAATTCTATCACCTGAGCTGCATTGAGGCGATGGAGGAATTCAACGAGGCTGCGGAGGTGGAGTGATGCTGAGAAAAATTCCTACCTCCAATATGAGCAAGGAAGAGTGGACGAAGCTCCGCTCCTCCACCATCGGTGGGTCGGATGCCGCCGCTATTCTGGGGCTGAACCCACACAAGTCCCCATACGCCCTGTGGGCGGAGAAAACCGGTAAGGTCGTCCCGGAGGACATTTCCGGGAAAGAGGCGGTACGGCTTGGCACAGACCTTGAGGACTATGTGGCACGCAGGTTTATGGAGGCCACCGGCAAGAAGGTCCGCCGGGAGAACTACACCGTCTTCCGGGACGATATGCCATACGCACACGCAAATTATGACCGGCTTGTGATCGGCGAACGGGCGGGGCTTGAAATCAAGACCACCAATGCCCTGAACCTGACGAAGTTCAAGAACGGCGAGTTCCCGGCAACCTACTACTGCCAGTGCGTTCACTATCTGATGGTCTCCGGCCTCGACCGCTGGTATCTGGCGGTTCTGGTCCTGGGCATCGGATTCTATGTGTTCACCATTGAGCGGGACGAGAACGAGATCGCCGCCCTGAAAATGGCAGAGGAAAATTTCTGGGACATGGTTCAAAAAGACTTGCCACCGGAAATCGACGGAATGGATTCCACCATTGATGCGGTCAACGCCGTGTTCCCGGTGAGTGAGCCGGACACGGAAATTGACCTGACGAGATGCGCCGCCGATCTGGCGATATTGGACGAATGCGGCCAGCAAATCAAGGCCCTGGAGGCGAAGAAAGCCGCCGCCAAGGCACGAATCATGGAAGCGATGGGCACCGCCGAACGTGGCGGCTACGCCGGTTACTCCGTGAGTTGGAAGAGCGGAAAGAGTCAGACCTTCGACCGGAAGCAGTGGGAGAAAGACCACGGGAATATCCCAGAGGAATATTTGAAAACATCGGAAAGCAGGACTTTCCGATTCAAGAAGGAGAACGCGTAAATGGAAAACATGATTCAAAATGCCACTGCCTCTACCCAGGCAGTTGCCAAGAAGAAAGCCCCTCAGTCCATTCAGGACTACATCACTGTGATGGCCCCTGCTATCAAGGCGGCGCTGCCCAGCGTTATGACCCCGGAGCGGTTCAGCCGCATAACCCTGTCTGCTTTGAGCGCCAACCCGAAGCTCAAGGAATGCACGCCGCAGTCCTTCTTGGGAGCCATGATGACTGCCGCACAGTTGGGTTTGGAACCAAATACCCCTCTTGGACAGGCCTATTTGATTCCCTTCAAGAACCATGGACGGCTGGAATGCCAGTTCCAGTTGGGCTACAAAGGCCTCATTGACCTGGCCTATCGCTCCGGGGAAGTGTCCATCATCCAAGCACACACGGTCTACGAGAATGACGAGTTCCAGTATGAGCTTGGTCTTGACCCGAAGCTGAGGCACGTTCCCGCTAAGAGCAACCGGGGTAAGCCCATTGCCTACTATGCCATGTTCAAGACCAAGGACGACGGCTACGGCTTCCAGGTCATGAGCATGGAGGACGTGACGGAACACGCCCGTAAGTTCAGCAAAAGCTACGGGAATGGCCCCTGGCAGACAAATTTTGACGAAATGGCGAAGAAAACCGTGTTGAAAAAGGTGCTGAAATATGCGCCTTTGAAATCCGATTTTGTCCGGGGCGTGTCCCAGGACGGAACCACCAAGACGGAGATCGCCGCCGATATGTCCAAAATCCCGGATGTGACGGAGTACATCGAAGTGGATTCCAACACTGGCGAGGTCATCGAGCCGGAAGCCCCGGAGAATGCCTGATGTACACAGTACACGGACAGGACGGCACGCTGCTAATGCAGTCTGCTATGGATTTTCGGTACGATGCAAAAACCGAGCTTTCGCTTCTCAATTCCGGCCACACAATCCGGTTGAATGGGAAACGAATCACCAAAAAGGAGGTAATGCAGAATGCAGAATGTAATTTGCATCACAGGAAGAATCGCCCGTGACCCGGAGCTGCGGAGAACAGGCTCCGGCAAGGCCGTGACAAGTTTCTCCGTGGCCTGTGAGCGGGATTTCGCCGACAAGCAGACCGGGAAGAAAGAGGTTGACTTTATCGACTGCGTGGCCTGGGGTGGCACAGCGGAGACAATCGAGAAGTATTTCTCCAAGGGCCGCATGATTAACCTAACTGGTCGGCTCCAGAACCGGGATTGGACGGATAAGAACGGCCAGAAGCGCCGCGCGGCGGAGATTCTGGTTGGAAGTGTGTATTTCTGCGACAGCAATAAAAATGGCGCACAGAGCCATGGTGAGCCTGACGCAGGATATACACAGCAGTACGCCACGCAGGAACCGGCAACTGACTTTAGGATGCTGGATGGGGACGACGATCAGCTTCCTTTTTGAGGAAATTTTAGGAGGAAAATCATAATGGAAAAAGTAAACTTACAGGAAATCGTCGGCGGAGCTTTGCAGGAGCAGTTTGAAAAATCCTTCCTGCGGGTGGTGGAAAACCTGGCAGACCCCAACACGCCGTTTAAGGACTGCCGGAAAATCTGCATTGAGCTGAAATTCACCCAGAACGAGGCCCGGGATGATGTGAGCTGCGCCGTGAAGGTGGCCGAGAAACTGGCCCCCCAGGCCCCTATGCAGACTTCCTTCGCCATTGGAAAGAACCTGAAAACCGGGGAGCTGTATGCCGAGGAATACGGCAAGCATACCCAGCTCAAGGGGCAAATGTCCATGGAAGATGCGGAGGATGTTCCGGTAGACCCCAGCACCGGAGAAGTGCTTGCCGAAGTGAAGCCCGCCGTGCTGGACCTGCGGATGGCCGCTATGAACTAAAAAAGGAGAATAAATTATGATTAAAGAAGCGTTGCAGTACATTGTTGGGCTTTCCGCCCCTACGATTCAGGACATCGACGGGGAGACCTATTCCGACAAGCCCCTGCACCGGGTTGATTATGCCCCCCTTGCAGACCCCATCAAGCTTTCCACTCTGGAAAGCCTTGTTGATTATATCAAATCCGAAAAGGACGATCTGACGCACAACGGAACCAGAGCCATGTTTATCCATGTCGTAAGCCCCGTAAAGGTCAAGCTGTATTCCACTCTGAATTGGAACCGTGAACGGGAAACCATTGCGGAAGTCAATGCCAACGTGCCGGAATTTGGGTTTAACCGCTGGATTGACCATGAATCTTTCTGCATCGCCCTCCAGTCCAAGTTCCTGCCCAACGAAGACCGGGCCTTGTTGTTGAAGTTCGCTGGAACAGTGGAAAGTGGCACAATTGCGGAATACGGCGACGATGGGGTTACTCAGAAAGCCACGGTGAAGGTTGGTATTGCCAAGAAGGGAGAGGCGGTCATCCCGAACCCCGTCAAGCTGGTTGCATACCGTACCTTCATTGAAGTTGAGCAGCCTGAATCCCAGTACATTTTCCGCATGCAGGATAGAAATGGCATTCAGTGCGCCTTGTACGAAGCGGACGGCGGCGCATGGGAGATTTCCGCTATGCGCAGAATCAAGGCGTATCTGGAAGCGGCCCTTGCGGGCTTGGACGGCTATATTGTGATTTCTTGATTCCTAGCCCTTTGCGGTGGGTGGTCAAACCGCCAACTCCAACGAAAGGAGAACCCTAATGACTGTTGAATTTACAATTCCCGGTGTTCCGCAGGGGAAGGAACGGCCCAGATTTACCAAAAACAGCGTTGCTTATACCCCCAGCAAGACCAAGGACTACGAAAAACTGGTAGCCTGGGCATACGAGTGCGAGGCCCACGGCAGAAAGTTTACCGGCCCAATCCGAGCGGATATAGCGGCGGTGTACGCCGTCCCTAAGTCGTGGAGCAAAAAGAAACAGGCGGAAGCTTGCGACAATTGGCTGCTGCCATTGGTAAAGCCCGACCTGGACAATGTGATAAAGGCTATTCTGGATGCCTGCAACGGTGTAGCCTACAAGGACGATGCAGCAGTAACTGACCTGACGATCTGTAAGCGGTACGGGACACGGCCCTGCGTGGTGGTCCGGCTTACTGGGGAGGAACTGACCGATGGCTGAACGGAGAATGTTTTCCAAAAAAGTCACGGACAGTGACCAGTTTATCGAGCTTTCCGCCTCTGCCCAAGCTCTATACTTCCACCTAAACCAAAGTGCTGACGATGACGGTTTCAACAACCAGATTCAAAACGCTCTATTCAAAGCGCACGCAAGTCTTGATGATTTGAAGGTGCTTATGGTGAAGAAATTCATCATCCGATTTGAAAGCGGCGTGATTGTCATTCGTCATTGGAGAATGCACAATACACTGCGAAAAGACCGATATACACCCACAAATTTCCGTGAAGAGTTTGCAAAATTGGGAATTTCGGATGATGGCTCGTATACAGATGGTTGTCAAATGGTTGCCGGACGGTTGCCAAATGGTTGCCAAATGGTTGCCCCAGGTAAGGATAGATTAGATAAGGATAGTATAGGAGAGGTTAATAATACAATCCTAACGGATTGTATAGGGCACTCTGACGAGTGCAGCGACCAAAAATCCTTGCCGAAGAAGACGAAAGCAAAGCGTTTTGTTCCACCGACCGTTGCCGAAGTAACGGCCTATTGCCAAGAACGTGGCAACAGGGTAAATCCTGAGGCGTTCGTGGACTTCTACGCCTCGAAAGGATGGATGGTGGGCAAGAACCCCATGCGGGACTGGAAAGCCGCTGTACGGACGTGGGAACGCTCAGAAGGGCGTGGACACAACGGCTCCGGAAACCGGGGTAACTACACCCAGCCGGATGATGATCTGGTGAAATATTTTTAGGTGGTGAGCACAGATGAACGCTGACGAGGCAAAGGAGCTGCTGGACCTGCAACGGCGGATGCAGCGGCTCCACGGGGTAACGCCGGAGCCAACCCCCAGGAACGAGCTTGCGGAAGCCATGATCGATACCCTTGCTTCCAATGCGGAGCAAGCCGCAGAAACCGATACCGAGTATCTGGCCGAAGACGGGCTGCTCCATTGCAAAATCTGTGGCGGCAAACGGCAAACCGTTATCCAGCTCCCATTCGAGGGGGCAGTGCCAAGGAAAATCCGCTGCTGGTGCCAATGCCCGACGGAATTCGACAAAGCCAAGGAGCGGGAGAAGGACGTGACCATCAGCCGGAACCGGAGCGTTTGCTTCCAGGGATTCGAGGAGCTGCGGAAATGCACATTCGATTCCGCTGACGCTGACACGCCCACAAAGCTGATTACAGCGGTGAAAAAATATGCCGATACTTTTCACGTCAGCTACCAGAAAGGGGCAGGAATCCTGTTCTACGGCCCTGTAGGAACAGGCAAAACTTTCCTTGCGGCTTGCATTGCTAATGAACTGCTAAAAAATGGCTACAAAGTGCGTATGACTAGCTTCTCTGCAATCTCTGACGAGCTGTGGAACGCACCCAGCAAAGACGAGTACATAGCCGACCTGTGCAAATACCATCTGCTTGTTTTAGATGATCTTGGGGCCGAACGAAAGACCGAGTATATGCAGGAGATGGTGTACAAAATCGTCAACGCCCGGTATGTGGCGGGCGTACCGATGATCGTCACCACGAACCTGACCAGGGACGAGCTGAGTAAGGCCCCCGACATTACAACCGCACGGACATATGACCGGCTGCTTGAACGTTGCGTCCCGGTAGAGGTCACCGGAAAAAGCCGCCGCAGAGCCGCCGCTGCCGAAAACTGGGGTGAAATGCGGGAAATGCTGGGGCTGAAATGAATTTAGGAGGAACCAAAATGAATATCAAAGCGGAATCAGGTGACACCCCATGAACTGCAAAATCTGTCACACATCCCACACCCGGGACGAGCTGGACGACCGGGGCCGCTGCCGCTCCTGCCATGACGCGTACATGGCGACGCTGAACGGGATGCACTACGGCGACTACATGGCCGCCAAACCCCGGCCCTATGTGCTTCCGGTGACGGTCACACCCCTGCGGGAGCTGCCGGTTATGAATTCCGAAAAGATCTGCCGTATCTGCGGCAAGCCCATTCCACCGGAAAGCGGGCGGCGCACCCTGTGCAGCCTGGAATGTCAGGCGGAATTCAACCGGCAGTCGGCCAAAGCCGCCCACGACAAGGCCAAGGCAGCCAAAGCGGCCCAAGAAAAGCCCCTGCGCCGCTGCGCCATCTGCGGCGAACCGCTGCCCAGCAACATGCGCAAATATTGCACCCCGGAATGCGCCCACATCGGGGCCATGAAAAGTGAGCGGGAGAGCAAGAAGCGCAGAGCGGAAAGGATGAAAAACTGTGAGAAACTCTGAGAACTCCGAGAAAACGCGGACAAATGCGGACAGAATCCGGGAGCTGCCCAATGAGGTGCTGGCCCAAATTATCCGTCAATGCTGCTGCGGCTCCACTTGCTTTGAATGCCCGGTGGAGCAGTTGTGCAACGGAACTTTCCGCACAACGGATGACTGGTTCGACTGGCTGGAAAGCGAGGCAGAGGAATGATCAACGTGGTAGAACAGCTTACGCCAAACCCAGTAACCCACGAGCATGGAGAAAATGGGTGCTGCAAAAACCCCAGGGAATGGGAAATGGAAATGATGCACCAGGTATGGGCAGCGGGCCTCCACGAAGCGGCCAATTGCTTTCAGGATGCGCTTGAAGCAAAGTGGAAGCTTGAATCTCAGAGAAAAGTGAAGCCGAAAACAAACAGAGACAGAATCCGAGACATGACGGATAAGGAACTAGCAAAAATCCTTAACGGCGGATGCCCTCCGGGAGGAGCAAAGTGCAACGAGCGCTGCGAGACCTGCTGGCTCGACTGGCTCCGCTCCCCGGTGGAGGATGGCGAGAAATGAAAGTTCTGATCGCCTGCGAGGAATCCCAGACCGTCTGTACTGCGTTCCGGGAGCGGGGGCATGAGGCCTATTCCTGCGATATCCAGGAGCCGTCAGGCGGCCACCCGGAATGGCACATCCTGGGGGATGCCTTGGAAGCCATCAAGGGCGGGTTGATTACTACCATGGACGGGCGGACGCATGATGTGGGGCGGTGGTGTTTGCTGATTGCGCACCCGCCGTGTACGCACCTGGCTGCATCCGGAGAGCGGTGGTTTGCAGAGGGGCGAAAACCGTTGTATCTGCGGTATCAAGCAGCGTCCTTTTTCCTACAGTTATTGACAGCAAACTCCGACAGAATTGCTATCGAAAATCCGGTAGGGAAAATGTCGACGTTGTACAGAAAGCCGGACTGCATCATCCAACCGTGGCAGTTTGCCTTGTCCGACAGCGAAAATACGCTGAAAACCACCTGCCTGTGGCTCATCAATCTGCCAAAGTTGGAACCGGTACATACTGCCAGGCCAGAAATCAAATGGCATGATTGCGTTGACAGGGACGGAAAAAAACGAAGGCAGACACAGTGGTATTACGATACCAGATGCAAAGGAAAAATGGGCGTGCATCGGCAGCAAGCAAAACCTTCCCCGGTATCGCCAAAGCTATGGCCGAACAGTGGGGGATTTTCTAAAGGGGTCGAAATCGACCCGGTTAAGCCCGGAAGCGGGCGGAAAGGATGAAACATGAAAACATACACAGAAGCGCAGTTGAATGAAATTCTGCGCAACCATAAGCATTGGCTGATGCAGGATTGTGAAGAATGGGAATACATGCGGGCCGACCTGTCCAGGGCCAACCTGACCGGGGCCGACCTGACCAGGGCCAACCTGACCGGGGCCAACCTGACCAG